CAACAAATTCTGTAATAGTTTTGGCTACATCGTCAATCATAGCCATGTTGAGTTTTAGAAGTTTATCTTCGCTAGTATCGACCCCTAATGCTTTGAGCCAATCTTCGTCTAATGCATTTTCTGTGTCAATTAGAATAGGATAAATTCCATCGGCCTGCGCGGCCTTGATTAGATTACCCGAACAGATATATGATTTACCTGCGCCGGATTCACCGGCGAATACAGTAACCTTACCTAACGGTACACCTTTGTGAAAGTCTCCGCTGATTAAATAGTTCAAGGCATAATTGCCTGTGCTGACCCAATCTGTTGGATCATTAAAGCCAATACTAAGACCTTCAATATTCTTAGTGATTGACTTTCTAAATTTAGAAATGTCAAATGCTTTTGCCACGATTATTCTCCAGATAGTAAAGAGAGTATGGGTATTACCCCATACTCTTTATTTTATTGTTATTGTTTCTGACGGTTACGAATCATGGCAAGAATATCTTGCGCACGACTGTTACCATCATTGTTAGCAGCAGGAGCGGCTGCTGGAGCCGGTGCTGCCTTTGCTACCGGAGCAGGCTCATCATCTGCATCATCTACTGGAGCAGGCGTAGACTGTTTATTAGGATCGCCAGTTGCGGCGCCCATTCCTGCTGGTTTGAAATATTGTCCCCAACGATCCATGTCGTAGGCTTCGCCTTCAACGGATGCTTCGAACATTTCCTTCATAACCTTGAGTTCAACGTCAGTTGGCTTCTTGGGCAAGAAGTCACTTAGATTAAACAATCCGTGTGTCTCAACTGCGGCCTTTTCAATGTCAGTTAATGCACGTTCACGACGGCTCCACTTTGAAGTAGAATAATCGGCAAATCCGCCTTTGCTGGTTTTAGCAATACGGAAGTCAACACCACGCATAAAATCAGTTGGCAATTCTTCCAACTCTGGGTCCATAAGTGCTGAACGGATGATCTGATAGATCTGAGGACCAATAATGAATCTACGAATAGGATTCTCCGGTGTCTTATCTTCTTTCAGCGGATCTTCAACAACGAATCCCTGGAAGATATAAGAACGCTTCTTCCAATATTTACGACCCATTTCTTCAAGGCTCTTGTCCTTGAACCAGCCGCGAACCTCTGAAAGGATCGGGCATACAGAACCGTCATTGTACATTTCAACGCAGGGTACCTGCACTTGTACTTGACGTGAATCTGTTTCGCCTTTGATACCGGCAAACGGCAATTTAATCATTGCACGTTCTACCCAGAAGAAAGTGTTGTTGGTATTACCATCAGGTAAGAAACGTACTACGGCTTCTTTGCCTTCTTGCATGTTCCAATGGGGGTAAATTGCGTTGTCTCCACCGCCGGTGGATTGTCCTGAGGACTTTGATTGTGCTTCTTGAAGTTTCGCACGAATTTCTGCTAGTGTTGCCATTTGATAGCCTCCTTATGCCTTAATGTAAATGACTTTGTATGCCTTTCGCATAACAACTATTATGCGCTGTTTATTTAGCAAGGTCAATGATATTTGTATATATTTTTTCACCAAAAGAAAAATGGACACTAGGTCCATTTTTCTTTATATTTCAAAAGCGCCAACTGTCTGGCTAAAAACAATCTCCATTTTATGTATTCTGGAAGATCGTCGTCCTCGTCATGCTCTTCTAACCTCGGTCTACTATAACTTCTGTGTATTGAATCATCAAATTCAACTTCAAATTCATAGTCGTCAAACGTTAGGAGAACACTTCTAGTAGGATTACTTCTTAGCAGGCTCTGCTTTTTTAGCGTCGCTTTTAGCAGGCTCGGCTTTTTTGTCGTCCTTTTTAGCGGCAGGTGCGGCTGCTGCTGGTTTGGCTTCTTCTTTCTTTGCTGGGGCAGCAGGTGCCTGAGCAAAAGCAGATACTGCAAACAATGATGCTACTAGAGCTACAACTGATTTCATATGAAATCTCCTTTTTGAATTAACGACAGCAAAATTGCTATGCGTATAATATATAACGCCTAAGAAATAATACAGTTGACATTATGAAAAGAAAAAAGGCACCAAAGTGCCTTTTTGTAACTCTTTTGGAAAAATTAAAAGCCTGAAAGTTCTTTTATTCTTGCTAATTCAGCCAATTCTGGATTTTGTTCAGTGGTTTGCTGTGGAGCCATTCTCTCAACAAATTTACGTGCTACAGATTCGGCTTGTTCACCAAACTTCTTACCTACCATTGTAGCAACACCTTCTGGGCCTTTGGGGAATGTGCCTGAATTTCGGTCGTAGAATGATGTGATAAATTCTGCTAATTCTTGAATGTTTATCTGTCTAGATTCTTGATCGACATCTGCCATTTGTGGCTCTTCGGCCGATGCATCAGCCTCCGGCTCTTCGCCGCCCATTTCTGCATTGTCTTCAAAATCTCCAAAATCTAATTGATCAACTACTTCTGGAGCATTTGCTTCCAACCAATCTTTTATTAAACCTCGGACACAGACATCTTCGCCTTCTTCCTTGGCTTTCTCTTTTATGTCGTTATATAACTGTGGATCGTCTATTATCCCTTTAAGGCTAGGGATAGCATTATTGCCATCTGTACCTGCAGGAAAATGTTCGCCTACTAATTCTTGTAGTTCCTGTATTGCTGCCTTTTGTTCTTCTTCATCGGAAGAAGTAATAGCAGATTCTTCTCCCAAATTCATAACCCAATTTTCAAATCTGCTAAATTCATCTTCTGCATCATCTTCGAAAATTTCTGCTTCGTCATTGATAATTTCTTCTTGTGTCATCGCGACTATGTCGTCATAGCCTAATGTGTTTTCTTCCTGCATCAGACGATAGATAACAGGAAATACTGATTTAATATCTTCTTTAAAGTTTTTAACTGTGAATTTTTCTTTATAATCCTCAACAACTTCTTCTGGAACTTCTAATTGTTCTCTAGCCTGAAATGATTCCTTGTATGATTCATAGTGAGTTTGTTTTGATAATTTCTGAATAGTTTCTCTTAGATTGTTCAATGCCTGTGTGCTGCGCTCTACGATACCGTTGGTATCTGAATTCATTAGATCGTTACGAACAACATAATTACCAAAACTTTTTAACTGTGCGATCTCTTCGCTCATTTGAATGATACTTTTGCCGATATCGTCGTAGGGTAAACCGCCGTTGGCAACGTGACGTTGCATGGCACGAGCACCTGCTAGATGGATGAAAGGATATTTGAATCTTTCACCGTCTTGGTTTTCTACAAACAGTGCAGAGATATGACGTGTTCTTGCACCGGGTTGTGTATCGTCCATGACTGCTTGATTATGTTTGATGATTAAACGGGTATCCATCAACTTTTGATAACTCATGGTCTTAGTACCATAAAGTGTGCTTTCACTCATAATTTGTTCTCCGACTGGCTTGATTACAGTATTGGGTTGCTCTTTAGGCTTGTTGTGTTGACTTAAAAATTCATAATCTCTTTTATCAAGATTATCTTTAGCAATATCTCTAGTATCAAACGCCATTAATCTACGTTTGGCAAATGTACGTAATTCTTTCAAAAATCCATACCAATTTGTTTTTTGACCGCCATCCATACCTTCAGTGATGCCTGTACTGAAATAAACTTTCATAGAATTTTCTTCAGCAAGACTTATGCTTACGTGTCCGATAGGTGTTTCGCCTTCCATATAGTCAAAATCAAAGAATCTTGCTTCTTCTGGGTTTATAGTCAATTGCCCAGTTTCGTCGCCTAATTTTAGACCGCGAAAACGACTTCGGATTTTATAGAAAAGATCAGTAGCAATGTTATTGGTAGCATTCATAAGTATATTTATCAAAAACCAGTGCTTACAAAAATCGGCATAGGCATCTGCTCTTCAGTTATTTTATCTGTCATTTTTTCATAAACTTTCGGATCCCAATCTGCTAATATTGCAGCCATACGTAAAATCAGTAATACACTAGATACCAAATCGTCGTGTTCGCCTGATTTGGCCTTAAATCCAATTCCTGTGGCAACAAACGTTTTAAGTTCGCTGATTAGCGGTTTGCTGTGTACTCGCATTTTTCCGGTTTCTAACATATGTTTTAATTGGCTACAGGCTGATATTTTGGATTTATGTGTGGTGTTAAAGCCTTTTCTAAATCTTCTGACGTGCCCTTTTCTAATTGGTTCCGACAAGAATAATCCAGGAAAATTTTCTTCACCTATATTACTGATACAAATCAATGCGCTTTCTCCCACACTGTTATTTTCAACAGAGTAGTAAACCTGCGGAGTTCCGCCCTTTTCTTTTCCTCTATTAACTATGTAATTACATATTTCTCTTAAATTTTTTGCTTGCGCCTGCACCGGAGTCAAATTATGGCGCCATTCTGCCACTTGCTCCATTGTTGGCATTTCATAAACCTGTATTGCAGCATAATCACCGCCTGTACCTAAACTAGGATCTAAAGCAACTAGATATGTACATCTAGGATCGATATCTTTGTACCATCTAGTTTGACCCATAGTCATAGTTGGTTCGTCTCCTTTGAGTTCTGCAAGTTTCACTGCGTTGATTAGAGTTTCATCAAAAATCAAGAATTCGCAATCAAATTCTCTACGAAAACGTTCTTCACCTATCTTAGCACGTTCTACTTTTGCCCACTCTTCATCTCTATCAGGATGTTCGGACCAATGAGCATAATAGCTACAGAAACCATTCACACCTACAGTTTGTTCATTGCCAAACTCATCAAATTTATTGTTTGCTTCAGTCCAAATAAGGGCGAACTGGTCTTCATCTGAATTAGGTGTTGATGTAATTATACACTTACCACCTGTAGATAATGTTGGTGATAGTGCAGTCCAGAACTCTTTGGCTTTTTCTGGGGGTTGTACGAATGCAAACTCATCGCAATAGATCAACGATAGAGACTTACCACGACCAGTATTTTCAGTTGTGGTAGTTGCTTGTATTCTAGCCCCATTATCGAATTCGATGGTATTTCTGTTATAACTATGTACGCCGGCACGGATAAAGTCTGGTAAGTTTTCATAACCGTAACGATAACGATTCATAATATCCTGCGCACCTTCATATTTGTGTGCAGCGATTAGTACCTGTGCTTCCGGAACAAATTGCGTGTACCACAGCAGATAACCAGTGGCACAAGTTGTTTTACCCATCTGACGAGGTAACATTGCTATAGTTTGCTTATTATCATGATATGCGCTGATTAATCTCTCCTGATATTCATAAGGATTGAATTCTATAGCACCTCTGGTAGGATGTTGAATTTTTAAAAACGTCCGACAAAAATATAAAGGACCATTAATAGGATTCATACAGGCTTCTAAATGTTTAACCTGTTCGAGTGTATATTTTTGCGGAGCGTGGGCTTTCTTAATTAAGACGCCGTCTAATGATTTTCCCATATGATTATTTACTGAAAAAAATAGGCTCTAATGAGCCTATTTGATTAACGCGGACCGCGCATTCTTTTTTTATTTCAAGTTTTTTTAGCCTCATTTAATCTACGCTGTAATTCTGCTCTAATTTGAGCACGTAGATCGATATTTTCTGTAGCCATAGGATTGTCTCCGCGATATGGTTTATCGCTGAAACTCTTTTTAGGCTTGTTTAGATCATTACCGTCTGGCATTGCACTTTTAAAATCTTTTACTTCTGGTTCGTCTTGAGATCCTAATGGTGAATTACCAAATCCCTCTTTTTCATCTTTCTTTTCAGCATCGTGATCATCCATATCATGATCACCGTCACTGTCTCGATCTAATCCTTTAATTTCTGGACCTTCGTCGCCGTCTGGTTCCATATGGTCCTTTTCGCCGCCAGGCATCTCGTCATTATCAGCATCTAAATCTGGTAACATTTTTAAAGGGGGCATAGATGGCTTAATGCTCATAATGTTAGGTTCTGAGCCCATCGACGGCAGTGGCGGAAGGCCTGGTTTATCCATATCAGGATTTACCTTAGTTACTAACTTCATTAAGTCTTCAATGTTGTCCATTCCTTGTGCATTTAAATTTATACTCATGCTAGGCGGAGCAACCGGAGGTTCGCTGGAAGGGCCCGGTCCGGGCATAGGAGAATCTCCGCAGCCCATCTCTGTAGTTGTTTCAACTGGCTGATCCAACTGTTGCATTTTTTGCAATAATTCTTGAAAATTCATAATTAACTCCCCATTGGGCTCTTTGTACCTGCTTTGTCGATCTTGGCCTTGGGCAGTTTATATTCGGTCTGTCCCTGATCTTTTTTACGGGCCTTACTTGTCTTATCTAATTCTTTTAAAAATGATTTATTAAAATCATCGCCAAAATAATCTTTGTGTTTGATTTTGCCTGCAGTTTTGTCTAAATCTGTTTCACTCAATAGTGCTTCACTTTTAGTTTCACTGTTAACTATTGCTTGTTCTTCTTCTGAAGGTTCACCGCTTCCTCTTACTCTAAAACAGGCTTCGTCAATACCCATACCTTTAATATCTTGTCCGATTTCCGGCGCAGTTATAGGATATTCGCATACAACTTCAAAAATATGAACTTCTTTATTTTCCATTCCCGGAAAGTCTAAAGGTAACTTTTGTATTGGTGTGGTAGTCACTTTTTCTAATGTAACTATTTTACAACGATCAAGGCGGGATTTTAAACCCTCCTTAAATTTTTCCGGAAGTTCGCCAGCAACTTTTACTTTAAAACTGTAAACTTTTTGGCTTTCAGCAAGATATTGTCTAAAACTTTTCATATGTATATTTATTCCTTACTGCCTAGTTTTTTCAACAGTTCGTTACGATCTGTTATAATATAGCCCTGCCCATTAATTACATCGTTAGGGTCTTCGTTAGCATCTTTGTCTATTTTGTATTTTTTTAACTGTAAATCTACTGCCTTTAATTTTTTCTCTATTTTCGCTGATTTAGCGTCTATAGCATTTTTTAACATTGTTCCTGCTACTTCAAAAATCCTGCCACTGTACCGTACTTCTACGTTCATACCAAGATCCATTAGATCGTCATAGGCCTGCTCTGCTTTAGACGCTAAAGAATCTAACTCGTTATCATCTAAATCATCAAGTTCTCGTATTTGAGGCAATCCTTTGGTGATTTCTGCAACTGCTTGATAACTGTCATCTAAAGAACGCACTTCCTGATGTTCTTTTACTGGCTCTACAGCAGTTTCTTCAGGTTTCTTGTCTGTTTCTAAATTAAATAATTCTTCTAATTTTTTGGTCATACTATACTTATCTGCGTTTTCCACCTTTATGGAAAATGTCATCTTCGCTGACTACACGAAATCTAATATTTTGCTGTTTGCACCACTTGTTGGCTGCTTCCCATTTAGCCATATTCTTAATATATTGCTCTTGGTTGTATAGACTTTTGCCGACTTTTTCTAATATCATATGATTACTAGGTTTCACTTCAACAACTTCTGCGTGTTTCTTTCCATTTTTGTCTTTATACACTATAAAAAAATCAGGAACATAAATGGTGTATCTACCCGTCATGGGATCTCTATATGGAATTTGTATGCTTTCGCTGGCCCAATTTTCTACGCCGGGGTGCTCGTCTAGCATTCGCATGAAAACAAATTCCCAACTGCTACGAGCCAACGGTGTTTTTTTCCCTACATACTTTGAGGGATTTTTCATTTCAAATCTACCTTGGGCAAATTTAACCATTAGGCAAAAATATTTCTTGTTTGATTTTGTTTTTCTACAGAAATAAGTCTGTAACCTAAAACACTAGTGACGCTTCTATTATTATTTAAAATTTCCGCCACCAACGCACTTATCTGTACACCATTAAATGTTTTAAGTGTATCGATAATTTTAAAAACTGACACACTGTCTAATTTGGCTTGTTTAAGTAACACCTGTGCTGTAACTATACTAGCGTCATCGTTGAATCCTCTGCTCTGGAAAAAGGCAATAGCGGCTGAAACTTCATTCGCTGTGAATTCTAATTGTAAATTTCCATAGGTATCAAAAAAGGCTTTAGTCGCGGCTGCACTGTCATTATCTGTTTTTATTGGCAGATTAGTTAGTGGCATATTAATCTCCTCCTAGGAGATTTCGTTGCGTAGCTGCTGTAGTAGGTGTGCTACCAGAATTTTTAGGAAATGCGGCTCCTACAACTCCGCCTATGGTGTTTATTGTATTTCTTAAAGTGGTGGGGCTACTAATTATATTAAGTGCTTCTTGCCTAATACCTTCCTTAGTTAAATTTTTAAAATTCTTAGCAGTGTTTATAGTTTTGATAGCAGTTCCTAAAAATCCGCCAACACTGCCAAAAGCCTCACCTCCGGTAACATCTCCGAATATAGATTCAAGACCATCAAGGACACCGCCTTCGCCTAATAATGTAGCAGTTCCGCCACCGGCCACTGATAATGGGCTAGGAACATTATCGTAGTATAGATTAGCAAAGCCCTTAGGCGTGTTTCTTGAAACGTTGCCTGTAGAATATATTACAGATTCATATTCTATAGTCATTTGATTCTCATTAAAGTCATTGGCAGTATAATCCATATTACCATGACTCCAGGATGTAATTTTAGGATTAATCAATGTATAACCTAAAAATCTTCTGCGACTCATAGTATAGATACTGATAGATTTGAAAAAATCAGTTGATCTACCTTGTCTATCTAAACCGTATCTGTAACTATCAACTACTGAACCTTCAGGTCTAAGTTGCGTTTTAAAGAAAGCACGTTCTGGATTATGTCTATCTTGAACATATGATCCCATATATAATGCCCATAATGCATTAATAACGCCGGCACTATCGTCGTGAAAGGTCATGTTAATAGCATCATACGAAAAATTCTTGTAAAAAATTTTCTTTCTGTTGTATTGATTTTTAGTAACTGTTTCAAATTTAAACTTAGGTAAGTCGGTAGTTTTAATGAGATAGCCTATTTCGTCGGCGTGTTTATTACTGAAAGTAGGTGAAGTAAGTATCGACTTGTCTATTTCAAACCTTACATAGTACAAAAATTTTGTTCTTGGTGCTAAACGATAAGCATTATCAAGAAATAATCTAGAAGCGTGACGCCAATCTGCTAACCCACCTTTAGGTTTCAGCAAACCATCTCCCACACCAGTTAAAAAACGTGTAAATTTATTGGCCATACAAATATTTATGCCATAAAAAAACCCGGATTATTCCGGGTTTTCTTTTTAAAGAACTGTTTTACTGTGCGCCTGCACGACCAGTTACAACTTCGCCTAGTGTTCTTCCTACTACTGCACCGATACCACGCTCTGGCCCAATGCCATTGGCACCAGCAAACTGTACAGCATTGTCGTATTTGACTGTAAGAGCGATAGTCATAGGCTCATTATTTGCATAATTGGCCTCGCCGTAGTCGACACTTGATAAGAAGCAACCGTATAATTCCCATTTCTCAAGGATACTAGGTTCTAAAGCACCGTTACCTCCATCTAACATTTCTATGTTAGTTTGGAACTTGTAATCGATACCAGAACGAGCAGAAGCCTGTTCCATAAAGTCAAATTGTTTCTGGATCTGTTGACCAACTAACTTTTGTACTTGACCATTAGCATCGTCTCTTAAGTTAATCGTAATGTCATCCCAACTCGGTTTACCTGCTAGTTTAACTTTTGAATTGTAGATTGGTAGTTCCATTTCTTCAAAAGTAACTGTAGGACGTTTTACATCAGCAACTTGTTTAGTTAACTCTGTACTGGCTTCTACTCCAAAACCTAACAATATCACACGGAAGCGATATTGTAGTTTGGGCATCAGCAGTGCTGTACCGCTGTTGCCTCCACTAGTTGGAACAGAAATTCTATTAAGTGATGTTAGTGCCATTTTTAAATCTCTCCTGTGTTCTTGATGCGCAATGGGATGTAGATGAATTCAACGGCTTTGGTCGGTTCAATAGCAATATCAACATAAAGTTCATTGCGATCGATTCTAGCATCGGTGTTGTTTGATTCATCGCAGACCACAGCAAAGTCGTACAGTGCTCTCAAGCCTACTAATTCTAACAATAGACTTTCAACTGCACCTTTTATTTCGTCTCTAGTAATCTTGTCATTAGGTTCAAAGATATATGGACGAGCAAGTTTTTGTAGTTGACTACGTAGGTATACAACTAGACGTGCTACATTGATTCTGTCTAATGCTGATGCATTTCTTGCACGAGTTTTCTGACCATAAGCAACTAACCCAACACCTACAAAGAATGGAATTGGATTGACTTTCAAATCGTATAAAGTATCACGTTGTCCCTCATTTAATGCAACACTTTGGAATTCACCTGTAGCGGAGTCAATGTAACCAACTGCTGTTGCGTTGGTGATTCCGCCTCGACGTGTACCAGCCGGTGCAAACCAAGGATAAGAAACCTGATCACTTAAAGCGATAGTTCTTAGCATCATATGACTTGCCGGAACAACTGCATTTGCTCCAGACAGATCGGTTGTAAAGCCATTCGGATAATACACAGCACAATATTCATCGTAACTGACAATACCTTTGTCGCCGTTGTCCAATGCGCCATTAGCGTTAGTACCCCAAGCAGTTAAACTGGTAGCATCTGCAGGTAGACGTAATGGTGTATCACCGACTACGAAAGCAGTTAATCCACGATCTAAGTTCAAGTTAATTAAATTGCTTAATGTTTCTGGATATCCAGGACAGGCAATGATGTTGAAATTTCTACGTTCTTCGTCACGAATTTCGGAACTTGTATCAATACAGCTTTTTAATTTCTGCTGTACAAGAGCCCGTTGAGCCTTGCGTCCAAATGAACCCGAACCGTCTTCATTATTAGGTGAAGCAGTAGTCCAACGATCAGTCCAATATGAAGCCATCGAGTCGCCTAGAATAGGTGCTAGACCTAGGTTAGCTCTAGATGCTTGATAACGTACATTATTTTCTGCAGTGTTGATATAACTGTTTTGGTAACGTTTTACATTACCGCCACTGCGTCTTAGATTCCATAGTAGCATACCTTTTGGATATAAACTTGGATCTGGTGCATCTGGGTCTAAGAAATTGCTTGTTAGCAATTCTTGTATTGTTGATTCGCCGCTGGCGCCGCTGGTATTCCAACGTGCATCGGCAAATAAAATGCCGTCTTCTGTAGTTTGATCAGTTTTGTCAACTAAAGTCCACGCTGCAGAAGTTGTACCTGCGTTTGTATATCTATAGATTGTTGGGAAATTCTCTAGATCGGCAGTGCTGATCCACAAATCTCCGTTAACTAATGCACTTACACCATCTGATTGTGTTGTAGGTTCGCTTGCTGAAACTATCGGACCTTCTGAATCAGTGCCAGTAATCTGTGAATATGTGTTTTTGTAACCTACCCAAGTATTACCGTTGTGAATCATGATATCCACTTCACTGAATTCTGGACTGTACCAAAGTTGGCCATCGTCTGGCTCAGCGAGAGGTTGTCCGTTATCCGCAGCAAATCCTTCTGTAGCCAGAGGACGCCACTGAGTGGCAATAACTTCTGTGCCGTTGTCGGATGCCCAAAGATTGGCTGTTCCGTTTCCTGTGGCTAGATTAAATCCAGTACCAAATGCATCAGTAATTGGATTTCCAGATCCGTCGTCGAATCTAATGTCGCCACCTGCAGTATGTCTTACTATGACAGTATTTGTCAGTGTAATTTCTGCAGTCACATAGTTTGTGTATGCGATTGGGTTTAACGGATCAGTATTATCGAATCCAAAATTTGCACCATTGATTGCTGCTGCAAATGCAATAGCATCAGTCTCAGCAGCACCTGTACTGTTAAAAGAAATAGTTGCAGTAGCAGAAATCAAATTCTCATATCCAGGATGACTTTGTTTGATTGTAAATGTGTTAGAAGCAGTACCAAAAGTCGAATCAGTAATTTCTACGGACTCTATTGCAGTAGCTCCTTGACCAGCACGTCTCCAAATTCTAAATTCTACAGTATCTGGAGTTGAATCATTGCCGCTGTTTTCTGTAGCATTAGTTTGTACAAACAAACTTTCTTGATCTATATTAACACCACCACCGCTACGATCTAGACCATAAAGAGCAGCGTGTGTGCTAGAATATAGTGGTGCAGAATATGTTACCCAAAGTTTTGTAGCATCATTCCAACGCTTAATAATCCAACGAGATCCGTTGTTAGGTGTTGTTGTCTTAATCCATACAGAACCAGTTGGTCTTGGAGCAGCATCTGATGATTTAAATTCAGGAACTTGAGTATGAGGAGTTTGTTGAATAGCAGGCCCAAAGTGAATGCCTTGTGAAACACCGTATCCGCTCCAGTCTCCATCTAAAAATATCGCACCATCTGCACCTGTTGAGTCGCCGGGTGCGCCATCACTGGCCGACGTTCCGTCAGTGTAAATGTACAATCTATTGTTAACTGCTCTAGCATTAACACCTGTGATACTAGCATTATTAATCGCAGTTGCCATACTTGCGGCTGAGTTACTGCCTGCGACTATAGTAGTACTGTTTACATATAATAAACCGTGTGAAATATTTGTAGGAACTGCGGTAGTACCAACCACTGCCGGATGGCTGGCCTTCCATTGTTTAGAGCCAACCAAAACCCAAGTACCTGACGAGACTGCTGTTCCGCCTCCGGCCACTCCGCCATTTCCTGCACTCTTATACCATACCTTAATGTATTCTTTATCAGCAGTAATTGTATCTATACCTACTGTTTGCGCTACGACTGCATAATCGCCTACGCTACCAACTGATGATAAAGGTGCATAAGGTGCAGTTGCACCTAATTTGAAAACATCTTCATCTGTTAATACCAAAGGTACTTTGTTGTTAAATCTTTGCCCGCCTGTGGTGGATGCCGATGCACCGTTCCACTCCTGGATACCCCAGGATGTGGAAAGTGTGTCTAGCCACCATTTGCCGTCTGCTGGTTCTGCTCCCGGAGCGGTAGATTGTCCTTCTAATTCTGCCAGATCAACATCTGCGCGAACAATAAATGCTGCATTACTTACTCCGAGGTAACTATATGCTGCTAGTAGACCGTACTCGTTTCTTTCTCCACCGTGAACTGGACTGGCTGATGCAGTCTGTTCAAAAAATGGAACGCCAAAGGTGTCTACAAGTTCTCTCTGGCTAGTAATTTTGAATGCCTTATTAACATTCGCTGCGGTTGTACCTATAGCAGTGCCTGTGCCTGCTGCATTTGGTTTATCTTGTGCGGTGGCAATTACAATAAGCGGAGTAGTACCTGGTTCAGCAGGTGTATAAAAACTCTCGTCAATTACCGTAACTTGTACGCCGGGTGATGTTAGTGCCATTACCAATTCTCCTGGTCTAGTTGCTCATATTATTTAGCGGCTATTGACAAAAATGGCTGTCTACACCAAGTAATAAAAGGGGAAGAAAAGGTGTAAATATTTTTATGAGACCGTTGTGCAGAAAATGTAACTTACGACCCAGAGCCGTAAATTACAAAAAAGATAAAAAAACGTATTATCGCAGTTTGTGCGAAGGCTGCCTTACATACGGAGAAAACTACGGAGTACCACGATGGTATAGATCAGGATATAGAATGAAGTCTCAATGCGATAAATGCGGTTTCCGTAGTCCTCATAAGGAAGTTTTTAGAGTATTCCATGTAGACGGAAATCTTGAAAATTGTCGGATTAGTAATCTCAAAACAGTCTGTGCCAACTGCTCTCAGGTTCTAAGCAAAGAAGGAATTACTTGGCGCCAAGGAGATCTCATTGCCGACTATTAATTTAATTTTATTATAAAGATCGTCAATAGTGCCATTGTTTTCTACAACATGATCAAATTCTGTACCAACCCAAGCAGTTTCAGAGGCGTGTATTTTAAGTCTTTTTAGTTCATTAATAGCAATGTTGCTACCGTTGTTAGCGTCTATCGCTTGAGAATACCATTCTGGTAACATGCCCCTGCGAACCCAAACAATTTTTCCGCCTGCATTTTTAATAGAAAAAATTTCGTTAGGAAAACGGCAGTCAGAAATTACCACATGATCTTTAGAGTTGCGGAGTTTGTTTTCTAAACTGGCTATCCAAATATCGTCGTGAAAGCCCTTGCGGCAAACTTCAGTACCCCAGTACTGCAACACCCAACGAGGAGTAAGGGTAGGCATATCAAGACGCTCTGCCCACCACGGATCTACTTGCTCTCGCCACTCTC